GGGAGTTGGCGTTGGTGTTACTAAAGGACATTGTGTTGTTGGAGGTGTATAGATAGTCCAGTTTGGAAATATGGTTGGAACACAATCACCTGTTGCACATGCATTATGTAATATTTTTGGAAAAACAAATTCAGTATATTCTTGACCATTAGGAATAACCACAGTTTCAAAATTAGTTCCATTGGTTAATACAAATGATAAGTCAGGATGTGATGATACAATAACTCCATTAACACTTGCATAAAATTTGAATACACCATAAACATTAAAGACACTTGAACCATTATCACAAGAGAATGCAACAGTGTTATATGTTAATGCTGAAACATAACAATATTCATAAGGAGTTGTTGTTGGAGTAGGAGTTACAGCATAACATGAACCAGATATAACCAATCCACATTCGTTAATCAAAGGTAAATCATCATTAAAACAAACTGATTGACCAATGGTTAAAGTATAATATACCTCCGTACCTGAACAGGTTGTCCCTGAAATATATTTGCTTCCTCCCGTTGGGTCATTGTGAACATAGGTATTACAACTCATTACTTATAAATATTTTTATTATGGGATTATACTTGTGTCTACTGTTAATGATATTGCCTGTGTTGATGTAGTATCCATTACATAAATATAATTTAGATTAAAACTTGTAATAGATGGACAAGAAATAAATCCTTGAGTTCCTTCAATTACACAATTTATGCTTGTATTGATTATTACCACATCTCCAAGTGACAATCCTGTTATTGTATAAATTTGACTACAACTAATAGGTAAAATAACCGATGTAGCACCAGGTATATTGGAACTCGGACCATAATTAACGGTATAGTATAATGTTACGGTTTGTTGAGTGGTAGCAGCATCTCTAACATAAATTTCTAAACTTTTATTTCCTACTGGTGGTGTTTCAGTAGGCGTTGGAGTTGGGGTTGCAGTTACAGATGTTGGATTTGGTGTTGGTGTAATACTTGGTGTTGGTGTATTAGTTGGAGTATTACTTGGTGTTGGTGATGGTGGGATAAATTCACACTCCTGACAATCAGTATATGCTGATAATATTTGAAGCCAAGATGTTGCCTGAACGAATGTTGGTTTCGGATTAAATATACAAACAGATTCTGTTGTTCCTGTATTGTATATTTTATAAGATGTTGTTCCTGTTAGTAAGTCAGCGTTTGATGACTTGAATGTATATGTGGTTGCACTTGTGGCACAATCCAATGCTGAATACCAGAATAATCTATCAACACCTGGCTCTTCTTGAACTATATCTAATTCTGTTCTACCTGTGCATCCACAATCAGAATATGCCCCAACTAAATTGGAAGTATAAGCAGTTCCTAACCAAAACTTTTCATAGTTAATATTTGGGTCTTGGTCAACAACTGATACACCATAACATCCCAAATAATTTAATGATTCATCATATAACTTAACATAGTTTCCTGCGTATGCATAAAGGTTAAACATGATGTCTGAATTGGTATGTAATGTTTCCCCTGATGAACAAGGAATTAAGTTATAATATAATACAGGATGATTTGGATATTCTTTTGTTAATTTAACTAATTCAATATCACATATTGCAGGCTCCAACGCATTGAAGTTGGTAATCTTATTGATTCTAAAATAAGTATTATTGATTAAGATTTTTTCATTCCATCTTAACTTTTGAATATCTTGGGGATACAGATAAATCTTGGCAGCATATAACTTGTTCTCCTCTGATATTAAATCCTCAACATAAGGTTGATAATAGATGTTGTATAAATCATCAGCAACAAATGAGAATTCAGCAGGGGTAATATTAGATTGGTCTTCACCTCTAAAATTGATGTAGTGTGAGAATCCTGTATAACTAAATGGATAGGTTGTGAACCTATTGATGTTTGTATACCTATCTTGTTGCGCTGAATCCATATACCAATATTGATATACAGATACTGGTCCTACAGCATTACAAGTTGAACCAGTAGATGTTACGGTAAACACAGCCAAATCTGCAAATGGAAACCCGACATTAACAGATGTTGAGTTGATACAATCAGGTAATGCAAAACTACCATTATAAACATATTCATAAGTTTGTATGCCTTCACAATCAGCCCATTTTATCCAACCCTGGTCAGTTACATTGATTGTGAATCCACTAACACAAGTTGGGCTTCCAAGAGTTGTTCCTGTTCCACCCACAAATCCATAGTTATCAACAGGTAATGTTAAACCTCTGAATGTAAGTTTTGGTAATATCTTAAATGGAACAAATGTCTGTTGTGTTTGTCCTGATAAATCCACCTGTTTCAATTTTGACATTGAGTTCATGGTGATAATTGGCACATAGGAGTTATTCAAAGTAATATCAATAGGGGATGAAAAGATATAACTAAATTTAGTTGTGGTATCTTTATACTCTAATCCTAATTTTACTTTGTCAGTACCAAAGATTCTGTTTGTTTGGGAATTAAAATCCTGATTTGCATAATCTTGGTCCAACTTGAATTCATACTCCAATGTTCCGTTCAACAATGCTGTTGTCGGATATAAGTTTTGAGTTTGTGCAAAGTCAATTTTGGTAGTCCAATCTAACACCTCTCCCTTACCGATATAATCAATAATAGGTTCAATGATAAGATTACTTGGTTTATCAGGATTGGGGACAACCACGAGGTTAAAATACTTGTTTACGGAGGTTATGTAATCAATCTGTTTGTAATCGTTTTCAGGGAACTCAATATCGTAGTTAATAATAGAACCAATAGGTATAAATCTTGGACCTTGAATTATTTGAAATTGGAATTCATTTACCTCAATATACTCTCCTTGAAAATAGAATGATAAATTAGATGAACCTGTTAAATTAAATGCTTGGTCAAATGATACAGTTGTTAATGAACCATCACAAATAGTATTCTGATATAATGTTACTGGTGGTTGAATTCCATCTGTAAAATAAAAAGATATATTTGGAAAAACACTTGTATCAAAATCACAAAATGATGCCGTAGGAGTTAGTTGGAATGTGAATCTAAAAGTATAATCCCCCTGATATATTGATGGTATTGTTAATGTGGTTGTTGTGGCTGTATAACCTAATGTGTTACATAATACATTCTCTAATGGATTAGTATATGTTGGAGTGTATAGGTTTGGTGTGATATTACTATTGGTGTAAGTATAACATGGTGGTATGGCATTTCTTGAATAGATAGTTTCATCCACAAACTTTAATGGCATATAGAACCTTTGGAAATATGCTGTCTCAAAGAAACTTGATTCAACAACATATCCTGCCTCTCTTACAATAGCTTCGTATAATTCTTTGGCTTGTATTGCAGGTTTGAAATAATAATCATGCACTGGTGTTCCTGTAAAATCAAAATTACCACGAGTTGGACTATAATTTATTGTTCCACCTGAATTATTGATTGCTGTAAATTGAACGAGTGGGGTTATTTCTGAATTGATTGTATTTGCAGAGATGTATTCATATCCAATGTTATACAATCCCCACATCGTCTTACCATTCTGATAAGCGTAGTTTGTTGTTCCTGTTAATAAGAATAAGTTGGGGTCAAGATTACACTCCAATATAACTGATGGGTCATAAGGATGTGATAGATAGTTAAGGTCCAAATCAAATAAGAACTTATCACCAATGTTTGCCATCAAATCCCCTACCTGATTATAGAATGTAACCTGATAGATTATCTCACCATCAGCAATAGTTACACCATTCAAACGAATGTATCCAAACATAATCTCGTATCCATCCCACATTAAAGTTGCCTCAAACTTATTGTTTGGGTCAAATGTTGTTGGGATTGCATTCAGGTCATAGAAGAAGTTAAACACCTCATTGTTCTTTTTTGAACCAGGTAATGAAAACGCCTTTGAAAAATTGGAATTCTTTTTTGTTATGTCTTGTAGTTCCGCAAATGATAGTGATAAAAATACAGGTTCATTTCTGTATAGGTCTAAAAAAATACTCTCATCATTTACGATTGTTCTTATTCTTAACATATTAGAATGGTAGTTTGAAATCTCTGTAAGGAGTTTGTTTAAGTTCTATTGTGTATTGGAATATTCTCTCATACTTTTGAAGGAACTCTTTTACCTCTTTGTTTTGAACTGTACAAGGAATTAAATACGGATAGATAAAATCCTGATTAGTTCCTGGTAACCAGTTGTCCTCTATCTGATAAACATAAGGGGACATCAATAAATCCTCAATAACATCCACATCATTTTGAGACACGAAGTTTGAATCAACTGTTACAAGTTCTGCTGCATCACCATAGAATACTGTCTCTGATGAATCATAAGATTGTCTATTCCACCATAATGTATTCAATGACTTTTGTTGTGAATATGTTTTCTTATTTACAACATATTTCTTTGTGTATTTCTTGGTGAATGTATAGGTATCCCAAATACCAGCTCTATTCATGAATAGGAACGATACAGGGTCATTAAAACATTCATCCCCTACCATCTTATACTGCACGATTTCAGACACTCCATTTACATCGTAATCAATACCTGAACAATTATTAGATAAGAAGATTGCTACATCAGAGTCAGTTCTAACATTGGGGTTTGGTTTGAATATACCATAAGCAATTCTTTGTGATAAATAACTGTATGGTGCATCACTCTGTGCGTTTGCTCTTGCTGTAAATCCTATTGAATTGGATTGTATTGCATCGTAGTTATACTGACCATTGTTTTGTGTTTTTTGTAGATAGACGATTGAGTTAACTTCACTTGTATTATTGAACAGGGGATTACCTCCATACATAAATCCAACGATGATAGGACATTTGTAGTAGTGTGTTCTGTATCTTGTTTGATAAACATTTGAACCAAGTATTGTCATTGGTATTGTTGCACTTCCAAATGTGGACATGAAATAACCAGTTGAACCTGTTCCCATTTGATAATCTAAAACTTGTGTATTCAAATAGTTATATTGACCATTCAAGTTATTACCTGAATAATAATATTTAATTGACATCTGTTTGTTCTCTTGAACACCAGGCCATATCATAATTCCATAAGGTTGTCCACTCGCATCTGTGATTGATAAATTATTACCAGGTGTGTATCCTGTGTAAGATGCAAAGTTTGTTGGAACAGTTGTTACCGTTCCCCCTGTGGTTGTGTATTGTATCCCGAATAAGAGACGATATTCATTGATTTGATATATGTTCTCAAATCCTTCATAACCTCCGTTAAAACCATTTGAAAATGAGAATGTGGAGGTTCTATCATTTACGATTGTTGCTTGAGATGTATTGGCTGATACAGATGTTGTTTGAGAGTTTGCAGCCATAACAAGATATGGATTCACAGTTGTCGTACCTGAATTACCACCAGGAATTCCACCCATGTTTCTTGGGTTCTTATCAACCAAGTTATAGATGATTGTTTCAACATTGAAGATACAATTACCTAATTGGTTTGGTGGGATTAGTAGTCGTGATACCTTACCATAATCTTGCGTTGAACCAGAATCATTTTGGTATGGGTTCTTATAAACATCAACAACTAATCTGATGTCTGTATACGCAGAATAATCATTCATTACAACATTCCATGTATGGTCTGAATGTGATGGTGTTGCCTCAAGTGGCATCTGTCTTATGTTTAATGTTAAACTCATATCTTATTCAATTTTTGATGGGAACTCTTTGTTAATTGTTTTTTCCAAGAATATGTTAACATCCTCTGCAATCATATCAAATACATCTCCCCACTCATCTCTTAATGCTGCTGGTGGATTGTCTACAAAATTCAATAACCCATCTAATCCTTTATCATAAATATTGGCAGGTCGTATACCAAACTTGAATATGTTTGTTTGGATGGCAAAGGCTAAACTCAATCTTGGAATAAATTTACCTTTTTTATCTCTACCTCTTATTCCCCTTATTTTAATCCATTCAACTAATGCTGATACAGGTACTCTTTTTCTTTCAGCTCTTCTACCCAAATTGACATTCTCAAAATAGTCAATGTAAGATAGAACCAATGTAGCATCACCACCTGGTGATACCTCAACATTATATTGAATTGAGTTTAATAATTTACCTGAAGCAACCTTATCACCCATACCCTTTACTGGATTACCGTAGGGGTATTGTTTTTTCTCAATCTCCTCTTTGATGTATTGCGTAAACAATTCACCAAACTTATTCAGTGCTCTTTCAGTAAGTGGTAATGGTGCTACTTGAAACATATTATAAATTTCTACCTAATGTGGTATTAAATGTTGTTATTATATCTCGTAGATTTCCAAGTTCAGTTGTTGTCATACCTTTACCAATTACTACACTACCTAATCCTCTATTCGTATGACCTCCAAATCCAAGAGCCGCTAATACACCAAGAGAACTTGGTGATGTTCCAACATTTGTATTTTGGGTTATTGTTTGAACTCCTCCACCTGCTCTAACAAATGAAACTTGAGTGTTATTTGTTCTTGTTAAACCAAAGAAGTTTCTTGCTTGAGTATTTGTTGTTCCTGTCAATACATTCAATGCACTTGTATTTATTGAACCTCTTGTATTTGTTCCGTTTGTTGATTGTAAAACTAACCATCCACCAACATATTGTCTTCCTACCTCAAAACCAGTAGTACCCGTTTGTGAAATAAAGTAAGATAATGTTGTATTACCTGTTGTTGTTCCACTTTCTACCCAATTTGTGTCACCAACACCAGTAGTACCATTACCAATAACACCTTTGGCTTGAGAATAAGTTACACCACCAGCCCAACTTATTCTATATGCTGCGTTTGTATCAACAGGGTTTTTGGCATTCCATTTAGTTGATGATGCTGTTCCACCCAAGAATGGATATAACGCATCTAACTTGGTATAAAGTCCTGCAGATTTTAATGAAACAAACATTGTATTTGTTGCTGCTGATACTGTTGAGGTAATACCTGTTCCACCAGCTACAAGAACAGCATTTAAGTAAGTTGCCGCATCTGCATCAAAAGCGGAAGCACTTGCAGTTGGGGTTGGACTACTTGTTGTTGTTGGAGTGTTTGTATTAGTAGGGGTAACCGTAGGAGTACTTGTTTCTGTATTAGTAGGAGTTTGAGTAGGTGTCTCTGTAACAGTCGGTGTTGGAGTTTCTGTATTAGTAGGGGTAACCGTAGGAGTGCTTGTCTCTGTGTTTGTTGGTGTAACAGTTGGAGTTGGAGTACTTGTTTCAGTAGCAGTTAAAGTAGTCGTTGTTGTTGGCGTAGGTGTACTTGTCTCCGTATTTGTCGGAGTCATTGTTTGAGTAATCGTAGGAGTTGGGGTTGGTGTTGGTCCAACTGGTAATATCAAATTAACAGGACATGGACATCCACTCAATGTATAAGAATAAACATCAAATGCAACCACAGTTTCACCAGGTTGTAATACAGGTGCCAAATTAAACTGATGTTGGTGTTGACCCACATCAATAGTTTCTTGACCATAATATACAGTTCCTAATGAACCATATGCTGCTCCTGAAATAATGTAATCACAATTCGCAGTTGCTGGTGATGTAAAGTCAGGTTGATTCCAAAGTATCAATTTGAACTTCGTATTGTCTTGTAATTCAACCTCAAGATATTGAGTCGTTACAGGACAAGTTGGAGTATTTGTCTGTGTAGGAGTTGGTGTACTTGTCTCCGTATTAGTAGGAGTTTGTGTTTGAGTAGTTGTTGGCGTATTGGTTGGTGTCTCTGTGTTTGTAGGAGTAGGTGTATTGGTTGATGTCTCCGTATTAGTAGGAGTCATTGTTTGTGTTGGTGTGTTAGTTGGCGTTTCAGTATTGGTTGGTGTGTTAGTTGGCGTTTCTGTATTTGTAGGAGTAACTGTTGGCGTACTTGTCTCTGTATTTGTAGGAGTAACTGTTGGTGTACTTGTTTCAGTTGATGTTGGGGTTGGAGTTGGTTCTGCTCCAGTTGGGCTTGGAGTTGGTGTTGCAGTTGGTGTCGGAGTTAACCATGAGTTAAATGCCGCATCACATCTGTCTAATGGACTCATTACCTGAATAGTTAAATCAGCTGTCCATCCCCCCAATAAGTCATCATACTTTTCAAGGAATGGAGTACATATCACAGTATCATCCAAGTAATACAACTCATTAAAATTACCCAATGACTCTGTTACAGATAATCTAAATTGACCGATGATATCATCCATGATTTGATTGGTATCTGATAGAACATCTATCTGATTCTCAAGGTCTCTTTGAATAATGTCTGCAACAATCAGTTTGAACTTATACTCCATGAATCCAAACTTATTTGTTACCTCACCAGGCATTACAAACAGATATGGATAGTATGGGGAATTGTAATGTTCGTTCTCCTCTTTCAAACGCATCTCATTCCAATAGGTAAACTCATCTAACTTACCAAAACCAAATGATTGGATTTGTTTGTGGTATTCAGATAACATTCTAAAGTCATCTGTGAATGTCTTAAAGTTAATTCCATCAGGATGTTGTATTGAGGTGCCAGTCCATGTGTTGAATGCTGCTGCACATCTATCTAACGAGGTCATCGTTTTGATTTTTAATACTCCATTCCAACCATTTAAGTTATCGTCTTGTTCACCCATGTATGATGTATAAACAACCTCATCATCCACATAATATTTCTCTATGTAATCCCCAAATCTTTCTATAACAGATAATCTAAATTGGGACACTACATCATTTAAGATTTGTAAGGTGTCTGATAAGGTATCCTCGTTGTTCTGTAAACTTGTTTCAACAATATCAGATACAGTTGTATTAAATTCCCATAACTTGTATTGTGGGTTGTGTTCCACCTTTGATGGAACGATATATAATAGTGGGTAGTAAGGTGAGTTAGATGTTGTGTTGTCTTCTTTTAATCTTGATTGAGTTAAGTAACTTAACTGGTCAATATCCCCCAAACCAAATGAGTTCAACTGTTTGTGTAAGTTGGCAAGAGTTTGGAAATCAACAGCGATGGTCTTGAAGTTAACTTCTTTTGGAGTTGAACTTGGAGTAGGAGTTGGGGATACAAATGGACTCATTAACTAATTGGTTGTTGTTTGTTTAATTTTTCTTTCTCGTTATTAACATCCACAAGAAAAGAAAGATGATTGAGACAAGCCATAAGGGAAAGGTTAGTAACACTATCAACTTGCCAAACTTTGTTTTCTGCGAGGAAAGCAATTGCTGCATACCACCCCCAAAACTTGCCAAAGCTATTCGTGTTCTCATCATCCACCACATTGTCTTGCTCTTGGAATAAAGCTGGGTAAGCTCGTGCAATCCCCTTCCCAAACTCAACAAAAAAAAAACAGCTGACTCAATGTACTTAACTCGTAAGTTCTTGAATTCTTCTATTCTTTTTTTAATATCAGAGTCACCATACTTAATACCTTGCTCACAATATAAATAGGCTGCCAACTCGTTTAAGTTCGCTATCTTATATGAATCATCTTTTTTCATGAATGTATCAATATCCACAAATTGACCGAATGATATTTTGTTCACATCCACAAGGTCATAGGTAGTTCCATTGTGTTCAATAGTTCTATGTAATTGTTTTGATTCTTGGTTAAGGTATCTCCATAATTTGTCTCCCGCAATTCTAATCTCCAAGGCGTCTGCCTCTTTGACTTCTTTAACTGACAAACCTGTTACTTCGGCAATCATTTTAACACTCATCTCCTCCTCATCAAGTAGGTCTTTGAATATCATTACATTCTTCCATGTGTTGATGGTTGGCTCTTTTACTTCGTATTGTTTACCGTTGTGTTCTATGTAAGTTGTTTGCATGTTCTATGTATAAATATATTTTATTGGGGGTTCTACTTTACATCACATAAACCCCTGTGTTCCTCATAACCTTCATTTGAAGAACATATCGTAATGCATCAAGTAGGTGATTATTCTTATCCTCTGGTTCATCCAAATTGTTTCCGTTCTTATCTGACTTCCACACATAAGAGTTCAACTCTTCTATGAGGTTCTTTGAGTCCTTGTGAACAAAGAAGTTAAT